CTCAGGACTGCCAAAGGTTGCCCCGTAGTCGGTGCTTTTTAACTGGTAAATCGCCTGGTCGCTCTTTATCCAGAAGATACTGACCTCAGCCCCCAGGGAGCAGCTGGTAACAATAACGGCGTTATACTGGTTGCAGTATGTCCACTGGCTGAAGTCTGATTCCGGGCTGGGGTTAGCCACCCTCTGCCGATAGAGCTTTCTGGAGTCGGACGGAGGAGTAAGCCTGACCCTGAGGAGAGAGCCGTCACCGGGGATGGTCAGGGCGTGGAAGTAATCAGCCTCAGCACCGGTGTATAGCCTTGCCCAGTTTAACCTGACAACGCCAGCAATTTTGTTCCTGGCTTCAACCTTAACATAGGGGACGTGGCTGGCTTCCTTCTGAGCAGTTAGTAGTGTTGACGATAAGCTTCTCATTCAAATTGTCTCCATACAAATACCAGGCTAATTCCCTACCTGCCCTGGTACCTAAGGCATTCCCCAGAACAAATGCCCGAGCAGGATGCCGATGCCAGTAGACAGGGCAAGCCAGAGGAGCGGTCGGTTATGGTAGGAGTCCCGGATAATATAGGTCCAGGGGCGCCCACCTATTCTTGACCACAGGGCGCGGTAGAGGATGTATAGTAACCCCTTATTTTTCCCGTCCATTATTATTTCCCCACCATCTATATTAAAGCTGCCAGGGTATCGGGCAGTGGCTTACTGGCTTTTCGGTAGTGGTTGGCGAGGTGCTTGGCCGCCGCCAGTATTTGCCCCGGGCTGGCATCAACCCGCTGTCCCCGGTAGCCTTTGGGTGATAGCGCGGCTACCGCCGCCGGCATCCGAGCCCAGTCAACTGTTTTCTCAATATCAAGCTTGCCCTGCAGGGCTCTAAAGATGCTCTTCTTATGGTGGGGTAGTTTCCAGGTTTCAGGGTCTTCCGGGTCGCCAACAATAGCGAATGCCTCCTGGGGCAAGCCCGCTTTGGTCTTGGGTAATGCTTCTTTTATCGTCATATCTACCTCTCCCCCTTTTATCCCCCTCTCCATGATATGGATATGTAATTCCTATCATGAGGGGGAAATCGTTTATTGAAGAGGGGCGAAGCCCCTCTTAGACACCCCCCTGTTTAATCTATAAAGAGCTGTTGGGTTCTTATCCTCTGTCTCCTGCCCAGCCGCCTTAGCCCGTCCTTAAACGTTCTCAGCCGCTCATTACCCCAGGTCCGGTATTCTTGGGGCGTCGTCGTTCCCCCGATATTGACCTTGTTTATGGAGAGGGCTGCCCAGCTAATAGCCGCATAACCGCAGGCGCCGGTGGCCACTAAGTCCTCATATTTGCTGGGGATGGTGGAACCATCGGCGTCAAGGGTGTGGAGTTTTCCGTAGTAGACATTGCAATAAGAGCCGTTGGGCTCACCCCCGCTTATTATGGTCAGGGTATTCCCCCAGATGGAGAAGCGTTGATATTGGGCCGGGGACTCATCTACCGGATATTCCACGGCTTGAACCATAATCCTATCGGTGAGGCTGGATATATCTACTTCCCAGGAGCCGCTGACGGTAGGCAGGGTAGCCTTAGCTGGCAGCGGCACCCTCTCTGATAGCTCCTTCACCGCATGATTAATATGCCTGGTTAGTTCCTCGTCTGACCACTGGTAAGGAGTGGCCTCATCATTAAGGTCGCGCCTGACCAGAGTTATCATCTCGGATAGATTCATGAATTCACCCCCTTGGACGGTATTCTTGCCTTGCCCATCTTGGTCGGTAGTTTCATATCAGAGGCACCGGCTGAGGTCATAATTTTGGCTCTAAGTTGCTCTGAACCTGAACCTGCCTCACTGGCGGTGATTAGAGCCAGCAAATTAGCCAGAGCTTCAAGTCCAGCGCCACTATCAGTGGAGATAAAGGGTTTATATACAATAGCTGCCTCCAGGCTTGAGCCGGCGTCAACCAGGGATATTCCCCGACCCAGGAGCTTATCTATACCTGAACCAGAGTCACTACTAGCCGGTGCAGCAGTGGTCAAACCGATAACGGCATCTAGACCGGAACCTATTTCGGCTCGGGCTAAAGTAGCTAATAGGGTTAGGCCGGTGTCGGCGCCAAGTCCGCTATCGGGGTGACGGAGCCACCGGGATAGCAGGGTTTCAGTTCCGATTCCAGTTTCAGAGGTAGCCAGTAACCGGGTAAGCAGTGCTTCAACGCCTGAGCCTGAGTCGGCGGAGCTAAAAGCCTTGGAGGCAAACTCAGCACCGGTTCCAGTCTCTGCCGTCGCCACCAGCGCTGCCAGAAGCGCCCAGGCTTCGGCTCCGGAGCCTACTTCGGCAACACCGAACACTCGCGATAGCAGAGCTTCAACCCCGCTGCCACTCTCAGCCTGGCTTAATGAAGCCATCGGTGACGAGTCTTCAGCGCCAGCGCCGGTGTCAGATGATGACTTTTCAACTAGTGTTACCGCCGTTGAATACCCAACAACAAAGAAGTCAATACTAGTGCTTTGTATTCTGCCTTCTATGATTTGGCTGTCATCACATTCAACCATAGCCCAAGCATGATAATAGACATCATAATGAATATCTTCTGAGGAACCATTTTTACGAAGCCCGTAATAATATGCTGTGCTACCTGCAATAACTTCAATAAAGCCCATATTCGCCCCAGAGGGCAGGGCTGTTAGGTCTATATATGAGCCTACGCTACCCAAGCTCACATCATCAGCGTTAGTATTGAAGGTACAACCATCAGTAATATAGCCAACTAAAAAGGAGTCAATGTTGGTGTTTTGAATATAGCCTTCACAGATTTGCGATGTATCACAACCTATAATTGTCCAAGTTTGTTTATACTTGTTGTTAGTTCTATTGTCTGAACTTCCATTCTTCCGCATGCCAAAGGCAAGGGAGTCATAAGAGTAAGACTCAAAGATAAGTCCAATAGCGTTTGGTGCCTCAGCAGAACAATCTATATCCTGCCAGCTACCTGTGGAGCCAAGTGACTTATCATCAGCATTAGTCTTGAAGGTTACCCCTGATTTAGTATAGCCTACCAGGTAAATATCAACTTGAGTAGTATTCTCAATATAGGCTTCAAAAATCCGACTTGTATCTACACCTATTGCTGCCCAAAAGTGTGCTCCTATTGCGATGTCATTGTGTCTGTCATCGGTACTACCATTTTTTCGGATGCCTACGTAACGGTGAAAACTGGTGTTGGTATCTACGAGGTGGAGAACTACGCCAGTAGCCCCTTCAGGCACATAAGAGCTGACATCAACATCCTCCCAAGAATTAGCAGTGCCTGGCGTTACTTCAACTGGGTCTATAGGAAAGAAAGTTTGAGCCATTACGTCCTCTCTTTGAGTTCAAATGGGTTTCGCTGTAACTCAACCCTCAACTGATTAACTTCATCAAGCTGCTCACTTAGACCTGCTTCGGCTTCAGCCAATTGCTGTTCTGGAGTAACCTCCTCATATAAGCCATTAGCCTTGGCCCACTCCAGGTAATCATTCCACAACCGGGCTTTAGCCTGTTTATAGGTATCCTCCTCCTCAGCGGTTACCCCGGTAGTCCGCTGCTGGTGGTAGAAGCTGGTGCTGAGATTCCGGACAGCAATTTCATACTCGCTGTCCTTTTGGAGCTTGGCTACCCTCTGAGCTTCGGTTAAATCCCTTGGTCGCTTAGGTCTCCACACAGTTTCCACTATACTTACCTCCTATTTGGATGGGGGGAGGGCGGCTAAGCCCGCCTAAGGCGGACTAAGCCCTCCCCCCACGCCCAGGCATTAGCTCAGGCTAATTTCTACCTCTAGCGTCCAGGTGCCGGTGCTCTTAGTGCCCAAGCTCTCAACCTTTCGGTTCAGGCAAATGCTACTGGTTGATTGCTTAACCACCCACTCCTCCCAGGCATAATTAGCCTCGCTAGAGCTAAAGCTTGCCTTAAAGGTTGCCTTCTGGCTGGCAGAGGTAGGATAGCCCGACTCCATTCCCTTATAGGTCTTGTTGGTGGCTGCCTGCAGGTCAGTCTGGGTAGCATCGGCGGCCGTATTGGAATCACCAACGCCAATCTGGGCAGCCGCATTATCAAAGATATGGCTAGCCCCCGATACGGCACCAGTTACCAGGTCCCATATCTCGTCAATGCCGGTGTTGAGCAGGCAGTTTCCCTCGCCCTCTATGACCTCATAAGGCTGGAACAGCTGGTGAAACTCGTCCTCCTGGCCCCGGTAGGGCTCAATATCCTGGTGATACTTGCTGAGCCTGTATCGGCATAGCCAGTTGGCTATTTCCCGTTTTCTCATTTTCAACCTCCTATCCCGAGTTAGTTTAGTCCTGGACCCCGATTAGGGCCGCGGCCTTAATGGTGCTGAATAGAGCCAGGGAGACATACCACTTAATCCTGGTCCGTGAGGCGTCTTTGGTCTCCAGTGAGCCGATAGGCTCTACCTGAAGGTGACCGGGACTGGTTAAGCCGCAAAGACCCCCCTCCCCGAACTGGGTGGCGTAGATGGTGGAGCAGGTGCCGCCGGTGGTATCCGTCTCCACGCCACCGGTAAGCACGTGGGTATCCAGTATCCAGTCAGAAATACCGACGGGGATACCATACCACAGCTGGATGAAGTTGCCCCAGTTATCCCGGTCGGTCTCCATCATTCCCCCGGCCGCCCTGACCAGGGCGTTAATCTTCCGCCTTGAGCGTCGGCTCATCAGCAGCATATCAGGCTTACCACCCCTTACCGTATCAATAAGTTCATCCAGCTTAGCCAGGGTTAGAGTAGCTCCGGTATCCCCCATGGCTATTACCTGGTCGCCGGCGGTAGTAGTATCAATGAGCTTCCTCAGACCGTCGAACTGCGTACCATTAGTCCCCGAATCGCCGTAGATGAAGGTCTCTTCAAACTTGCGTTTGAGAGCCTTGGTTTTAAGCTCAATAACGGCTGCCTCCAGGTCCTGAATATTACTTCGCGTCGCCTTGAGGAAATTATCGACATCGGCATCGCCGCCCATAATCTTCAGGTTGGCCGTTTTCTGCTCAAAGGTTGGGGTTGATTCCTCCCAGGTATCACCGACATCATAGAAATCAATAGTAGGCAGGGTCTTCTCCTGGTTGTAGGTTAGACCATTACCTACAATCTCTATGAAGGGGAGTTGCTGGAGAATGGGTGAGTCCTTAACCAGGGTTTCCACCACCCCTTGAAGTAGGATATCGTTTGATAGCTTGGCTGCCTCAGCTAGTAGCAACGCCATTATTGTTTACCTCCTATTGCGTATTGAATCTTTTCCCGTGGGGATAGAGCTGATAGGTCAGGTGGTGTCCTCGGCGGGGCGCCGGCAGGAATCTTAGCCCCGGCAATTTCAGTCTCTAGCCCCTGCCTCACCCGACTAACCAGGGTTTTAGCTTTCTTCAGGGACTCATTGATAGACTCAATAGTATCACCGGTGATGAGCTCCTCAAGCACCTCGGGATTGGCCTCAACCACCATGGCTTTGTAGCCGGCTACAGCTTCAGCCAGAGAGTTTTTAATGGTGGTCAACGTTTCATCTGACCCAGCTACCGCCTGCTCAAGCTCGGTGATGCGGGCATTAGCTTTAGCTAGCTCCTCATCCTTTTGAGCCACCAGGTCCTCAAGCTCGGTAATCGTAGGCGCTTGACCCTGCCCTGACTCCTCCCCTTCGGGATTTTGGTTTAATTCATCATCTGCCAACTCTCGTCCTCCTTTGCTTATTCCTCAATACCCTCCGCCGGGGATTGTGTAGCTCTCCCTCTCGCTCCGCCCCGGGTGGATTTGGTATTAAGCCGGTTCTCCGAAGAATTTAAACTCCATCTCCGGGTCTTTGACTCCCACCTCATCCATAGCCCGCCGCCTGGAGTGGATACCATTCTGAATCAATATCTGTTCATTAGAAACCAGTCGGGTAAAGTCGCGGGGTAACACCGGGCTCCAGACTACCCGCAAACGGTTATTACCAAAGTTCTCATTCTGATACTGCTCTAGGAGCTTAAGAATCAGCCGGTTCCTTCGGTTATAGGCGTCGGTGCGGATAAGTCTCTTTCGCCTCACCTTCTGTAGTAACGGCTGAAGCTCAATCTCAAGGGCTACCCCGGACAGGTCCCGCTCCGTGCCGCCAAAGGCAGCCCGGGGCGATTCAGCTATATCGTGTACGATTCTATACAACATATTGATATA